TCCGGGCTCATCCGCACGCCGCGCGATGTCAAGCGGGTTCGGGCTGAAAGGCACGGTGGTGCAACGATGACCGTTCCTGTCTGGCCCACCGAACTGCCGCGCCCGCTGCGGGCAGGCTACCAGCTGACCGCCGGTGAAACGCGCCTGCGCAGCCGACCCGATGCCGGGCCGGTGCGCAACCGGCGGCGGTTTTCCGGCCGGTCTGACGCGCTCGCCATGACGCTGATTGTCAGCCGCGGCCAGCTCGCGCGGTTCGACCGGTTCTTCGGCGAAGAGCTCAAAAACGGTGCGCTTCCCTTCGTCATGCCGGATTTTGAAACAGACGGCGTCGGCATCGAGGACGGCGCCGGCGCGAGCCTGACCGACGAGGCGGGCCAGCCGCTGGCCATTGCTGCCGACCGGCTGTGCCAGTTCGGCGAAGGGCTGCCGCAGCGCATCCCGGCCGGAGTGGAGTGGCGGCTGTCATTCGCACTGGACATCCTGCCATGAGGGCGCATCGATGAGCCGCCGCGTTTCGCTCAATGCGCGCCTTGCCGCCGAGGATCACGCCAGTGACGAACTGGAGATCGTGCTGCTGCGCATCACCCACCCGGCGCTGCCCGAGCCGATCCGCCTGTCGTCGGACAATACCGAACGGCTGAGCGTCGAGCCGCTGTACTACGGCACGCGGTCAGCCTGGCTGTCGCCGGCGGGCCAGCCGTATCTGTTCATGATGATGAGCGCGATCCTGCCCGGCGACCAGGATGATGCGCCGCCGGCGGCGACGATCATTGTCGATGCTATCACCGCGCGCATTGCCGAAACGCTGCGCATGACGACCGCCCGCGCCAATGTCGACATGGCGGTTGTGCTGGCGTCCGACATCCATCGGCCACAGGCCGAATGGCGCGGCCTCAAACTGATCTCGGCCGAGGGCAGCGCGGCAGAAATCTCGCTGACGATCTCTATGGAGCCGATCACGTCGGAGCCTTGGCCTGCAGCGCGGATGACCAGGGCGCGATTTCCGGGGTTGCACAAATGAGCGGGCAAGCGAACACACACTGGAGCGCGCAGTTCGTTGGCATTCCCTACGCGGCCAAGGGTGCAACACTGAAAGGCTGCGACTGCTGGGGCCTCGTCGTGCTGGCCAGCCGCCTCGTGTTTTTCCGCGATATCCCGCTGATGCATGATGAATATGTCTCGCCCGATGAGGCTGCGGAGATCCACGCGGCGATCGAACGCCGCAAACCCATCGACTGGTTGCATATGGAGCGCCCGGCCGAGGGCGATGTGGCGCTGTTCCGGACAGGGCGGTTCGAGCGGCATGTCGGCCTGTGCGCGGGTGGCTCGAAGATGCTGCACATGCCGTTTGAAAGCCGTTCGAACGGCGTTCAGGCGAACACGTCTTTTGCGGGCGTTTCGCGCATCGAGGACGTCCGGTCGCCGCGCTGGGCACCGCGCCTGGTCGGGTTCTACCGCTGGCAAGGCCCGTCAAACGGAGGCGCAACATGAGCGCGCTGCCCGAAACAGGGACGTTGCAGTTTCCGATGCTGACGGTCACCTCGGCCCCGCTGATCGATCCGGCGCGCGAGCGCCAGCAGATCAGCGTGCCTGCCGGTGCGACGATTGCCCAGATCATTGCCATCGCCATGCCGGGTCTGACCGACAATGGGTTGGATCGGCTGCGCGTCACGCTGGTGACACAATCAGGCACGGCCGTCGTGCCGCGTCGGCATTGGCACCGGGTGCGACCGCACGCCGGGGTTCATGTCGTTTTGCGCCTCGCACCGGGCAAAGATGTATTGCGCCAGATCCTGCAGATCGTGGTGACAATTGCGGCTGCCGCGCTCGGCCAGTTCTGGGTCGCGCCGCTGTTCGGCACATTGGGCGGAGCGCTGGCGACGGCGGCATTCACGGCGCTTGGCTCGCTGCTGATCAATGCGCTGATCCCGCCGGCCGATCCGAACAAGGACGCCGAAAAGCCGTCATTTCAGATCAGCGGTTTTCGCAACCGCTTTAACCCCGACGGGCCTGTGCCGATGGTGCTCGGCCGCCATCGCTATGCGCCGCCCTATGCCGCGACCACCTGGACCGAGGTGGTCGATGATCTGCAATATGTGCGGGCGCTGTTTTGCCTCGGGTTCGGGCCGGTTGAAATCAGCGACCTCAAAATCGGTGACACGCCGTTCGGCAAGTTCGACGAGATCGAGCACGAGTTCAGACCGGGCCTGCCGGGCGATGCTGATCTGACACTCTATAATCGGCAGATCGTCGAGGAGAGCCATGGCGCGCTGCTGGAGCGCCCATTGCCGCGCAATGATTTTGGCGACGTGGTTCCGGGTGCGGCGATTGACAGCCCCGTCACGCGGTTCACCGCTGGTGATGCCTGGCGGCTGGGCGTCATCCTGTTTTTTCCGGCCGGCCTGCTCAGCATCGACAAGAAAGGCCGGCGCGTCACGCGTGAGGTCTCAATCAGCGTCCGCTGGCGCCTGAACGGGCTGGGCGACTGGTCGGCGCTTGAGACACTGACGATTTCGAGCCGCAAGCAGGAGGCGTTTTACCGGCAGTTTTTTTTCAGCTTGCCGACGCGTGGCCGCTACGAGGTCGAGGTCAACCGGGTGACCGCCGAGGTGGACAGCAACACGGTTTCCGATCGGGTGATCCTCGCCGCCTTGCAGACGATCCGCCCCGAATATCCGCTGGCGATGAGCGCGCCGGTGGCGCTGCTGGCCGTCCGCGTCAAAGCGACCTATCAGCTGAATGGTGCGCTCGATAACGTCAATGCCGTTATCTCGGCCGTGTGCCCCGATTGGGATCAGGCGACCGGCACCTGGATCACGCGGGCCACCCGCAACCCGGCCTCGCTGTTCCGCTGGGTGTTGCAATCGCCCGCCGCGCAGTTCCCTCTGGCCGATGAGGGTCTCGACCTCGATGCGCTGGCCGACTGGCACGCGTTCTGCGCCGCCCGCGACCTCAAATATGACCGGGTGCATGATTTCGGGGCGAGCCTCTATGACACGCTGACGGCGGTGGCGGCGGCTGGCCGCGCGAGCCCACGTCATGACGGCTCGCGCTGGTCGGTCATCATCGACCGCGTCAGTGATCTGGTGATCGATCATCTGAGCCCGCGTAATGCGCGCGATCTGCGCTGGAGCCGGACCTATCTGAGCCCGCCCGATGCGTTCCGCGTCCCGTTTCTCGATCAGTCCAATGACTGGTCATCGGCGGAGCGGATCATCCCGCGGCCCGGCCACACCGGCGACATTCTGGTGACCGAGCAGCTCGATCTGCCGGGCAAGACCGATCCGGACGAAATCTGGCTGGAGGCGTTCCGCCGCTGGCAGGAACTGGAATACCGGCCAGACCTGTTCACCGTCATTCAGGATGGCGCGGCGCGCGTTGCGGTGCGCGGTGACCGGGTGCAGGCGGCGTTTGACACGCTCGATGAGACGCATTTTGCCGCCCGCGTGACAGCCATCCGCCAGACCGCCGATGGCGCAAACATCCTGTCGCTCGATGACGCATTCACACCGCGTGAGGGCGTCGCCTATGGCTGCCGTTTCCTCGTCATCGGTGAGGATGAGGGCGGCGCGACGCAGCGCTCCGACGTGGTGCCGATCACGGTGACCGGCGGCGTTGAGACGCAGGCGATTGTTCTGCCCAGCTGGGCCGCTGCACCAGCCCCGGGGCACATTGTGTTTGTCGGGCCGATCAGCGGCGGCTCGCAATCCCTGATCGTTGCCCGCGTCGAGCCGGGCGAGCAGTCGGCCCATGTCCTGACGCTGGTTGCGGCCGCGCCGGAAATCGACGCTGCGGTTGATGCCGCAACGCCGCCGCTGTGGATCGGCCGCGTCGGGGCCGAGGCCGACGCCAACACGACGGTGCCCGGCGCACCGGTCTGGGCGGCGATTGTCAGCGGGCTGGATGCGACGGGCTCGGCCGACCATATCCGCGTGCTGCTGCGCTCCGGGCCGGGCCCGGCGCTGATCATCGCGCAGTTTGAGATCGACCACCGGGTGACCGGCACGACGCCCTGGACAACCATCACGGTTGCGGCCTCGGAAGGCGGCGCGCTGATCACGCCCTATTCGGCAGGCAACAGCATCGATCTGCGCGCGCGGGCCATCTCGATTGATGGCGTGATGTCGGCCAGCGGGCCGGTGCAGACCATCGTGATCGGCTCGGCCGATGCGCCAGCGCCCTCGGCATTGGTTGCGCCCTCGGTGCAGGCCTCGCTCGGCCACGCGCTGGTGACCGCCACGATCGGGCCGAACACGGACGAGCTGCGCATCTACCGCAAGGCGGGCTCGACCGGCGATCTCGATGAGAGTGCCGATCTGAAATTCACGCTGCCGGTTACGTCCGGGACCACGGCCCAGCTGGTCGATGGCGATGGCACGCGCGTCAATCTCTATTCCGATGGCGCGTTCGACGTGCCGGGCGCGCACACGGTGACCGGCAATTTCACCATCACCGGCGGCGAGGCGCGGCACACCGCAGGCGCGGCCTCGCTGGTCAGCCAGGCCGAGACGCTGACCGCCGGTGCCGTCTATCGCTGGCGCGTGACGCTGCGCTCCCGCACGGCAGGCTCATTCCGCGTCGGCCTGCTCGGCGGCACGGCACAGTTCGGCGCGTGGATCGGCACCAACAGCACGGTCTCAGGCCAACTGACCGCAGTAAGCGGCAACAACGCCATCGGCCTGCAGGCCGAGAGCGGCTTTGCCGGAAATTGCGATGATCTGGTGTTTTTTGAGCAGACCTCGGCCTGCCTGCCACAGGGCGCGGCCCGCTGGTGGCTGCAGCCGTTCAATGACGGCGTGCCGGGCCCGCTGGCCGGGCCGTTCACAGCAACCATCATCTAGGAGACCGCCATCATGGGCATCGAGATCAAAACGACCGACCTGCCAGCCACACCGGCGGCTGATGAACTGCTCGGCAACCAGACGATTGACGGCATCAAACGCTCGGTTCGCGTGCCTTTTCAGGCGGTGCGCGATGCGGTGGCGGGCGAACTCCGCCCGCTGATCACCGCAGCCAGCGAAGGCATCCTGCCATCGACGGGAGTTGTCCGCTGCCGCACCAAAGGCAATGTCAATCTGGCGTCGCTCGTGCCGGGGTTTGTCACCGATGGGATAACGCTGGTGGCGGGCGATAATGTGTTTGTGCCCGACCAGGCGTCTCAGGCGACCAATGGGTTTTACACCATCCAAGCCTCGGGCGCGCCGATCCGCGCCGCATTTGCCGACACGGCCGCTGAGCTGGCCCGCCGCAAATTCATCATCCGCGAGGGCACTGAACACGCGCTCGAACGCTGGGTGATGCCGCTCGCGGAAAACGAAATCGTGCTCGGCACGACACCGCTGATTTTCGCATTCGACGGCAAGGATTTGGCGGCGGCCGACACCACCAGCGCCGTCGTTGCGCTCGGCGCGCGAGTCACAACCGCCGAGACCACTGTCGCCGTGCTTGACGCCACCGACCGGCCCAGCCCACGCGCCATCATCGGCGGCCGGGTGATCGACCGCTGGCTGACCGATGCGGCAGGCCGCGTGGTCGAGGATGTCGATATTGCCGGGCGCAGCCGCCGCTATGCCGCGCTGACCGATGACACGGCTGTCGAGACCGAGGAGCAACTGTCGCCGCGCGCGCTCATCAATTTCAACGGGCGCACGGTTGTTGCCGACCGCTGGCTGACCGCCGATGGCCGGGTGACAGAGATCATCACCGCTGACGGGCAGTTGATCACCACCGGTGCGGTCATCGGCGCAGGCAACCCGGACATTGTCGAGATCGGCGGCAATATCGAGGTGTTCGACAGCGCCGGTGGCTACACGCTGTCGGCGCGCACAGGCGCGCAGGGCGCTGTGACCGAGGACGCGGCCGCCATCCGCTGGCGGCGGGTTGTGGGCGGGCTGCGGTCAACGGTGGCGATGCCCAAGATGTTCTCGTCGGCGCTCGGCCCGACCATCACCAAACTCACCGCATTCGTGCTCTGGGGCCAGAGCCTGCAGGTCGGCACAAACGCGTTCCGCAAATCCGACAATGCCGTGCTGAATGCCGCGCCGGTGCTGCCGGGCCGGGCGGTGACGTTCGATCTGGGGTGCCGCATTCTGGGCTCGAATTTCTACAATCCGGTGGATGCCAACCCGGTGGCCAGCTACGCCGAGCTCGGCAATTTCATCAATCTGCAGGAGCGGTTCAACCCCGGGGCGGGCGAGACGATTGCCAGCCAGATGGCGCTGCGCCTCGGCCCCAATATCCCGGCCAGCGAGGGGCTGCTGTTTATCAATGTCGCCATCGGCTCGGCATCGACCGCGCAAATGACGGACGGCAAACCGGTTGTCAGCAACATCGCCAATGCGCTCGGCCGGGCGGCGTTCATGTGCCGCCAATTGGGCATCGCATTGGAGGTCGGCGGGCTGGTGATGGATCATGGCCATGCCGACAGCGCCCTGTCGCGCGCGGCCTACAAGGCCGGTGCGGACGTGGTGCATGACGCATTCCAGCAGATTGCCCGCTCGGTTACCGGGCAGGCCTCCGCGCCGGTGTATGTGGTCCAATGCGGCATGGGAACCGGCGGCACGGTGGCGCTGGCCCAGTTCGACATGACGCGCGATGCCACCCGCAACTATGTCGGCGTCACGCCCAGCTACCCGTTCCCGAACACGTCCGAACAGCTGGCCATTGATGGCTGGGGTACGGATGCCAATGCCGACACAACCCATATGGGCGCGACTGGCATGGCGCGGAAGGGCGACTATGTCGGCCGGGCGGTGCTGACCCAGCGCGCCGGGCAGGTGCACGAGATGCTGCGGGTGGTCTCGGTCGCCTCGATCGCAGGCGCGACCGTCACGCTGAACCTGAACATCAACGCGGCCAATATGGTGATGCCGATCGCGTTCGGCACCGGCGTGGTCGCCAACCTGCCGGATGGCCGGTTCGGTGTCCGCTACAGCCACCCGTCGGGCCGGACGCTGGCGGGCGTGGCGATCAATGGCTCCAACCAGCTGGTGTTGACGCTGAGCGCCGCCACAGCGGCCGATGGCCAGAACGTGGTGACGTTCGGTGCCGGAACGACCACCGGCTTTATCCAGGGCCCGCAACTGGGCGACCGTTGCAGCATCCGCGACAGCCGCAGCACGAGCCCCATCACTCTCGCCGGAACCCAATATTTTCCCACCAACTGGATGGCGATCCACGATTTCACGTTCTGAGAGGACACCACAATGACCAAGCTGATACTCAATCGCGCACCGGCTCCCGCCAGCGCTCCGCTCGACCCTCTTACGGCTGCCGAGCGGTCGCTCTACAATTTCAATGTCGGCGGCTCGATCATCCGCCCCAGCCATTGGTTTGAGGGCGACAACGCCGCCTGGATGACCGGCGGCCGGCTGATCGGCCGCACCGGCACCGATGCCGACGCCATGGCGGGCTACGGCCTGCCCATCATCGGCCAGCGCGGCGGGCGGAACGCCATGGTGTTTGACGGCACGCGCGGCATGCAGGCGGCCGGGTTCACGCCCGGACTGTTCACCCTGACGTTCGCGTTTTTTGTCGATGCGTCTTCGCCGACATCGGCCTCGACAACGTTTTTGGGCGGTGCAGCCGCCGCGTCATTCGGCGTCGGCATGACCGGTGCCGGTCTGGTTTATGTCCGCCGGAATTCGACCACCAACTGGCTCAATTTCTCCGGCGATTTGCGCGGCGCCTGGCGCGTGGCGACATTCATCGCCAATGAGGCGGCCGGGACATTCTCGATGCGCCTGAACGGCGTCTCGGCCGGTGCACTGACCGGCCAGACCGGCTTTCCGACCGAGACCAATCTGCAGATCGGCCGGTTCACCGCACTCAACGCCGACCCGGCCTGG